ATGTTTTTATCTTATTATCGTTGCAGCTGCAAGCCTTTGATTGATTCAAAAAATTTCCACAAGGGCATCCGTGCAGTTATCACCCCATATAATGGCCATGAAATAATAACTACTAATAACAATATATATATTATAAGGAAGAAACTCAATCTTGATGTTAAAGATTTTGCTAAATTATGTAATTTATCCGAGGGTGCAATCACAAAAGCAGAAATAAAAAGGTCTCCTCGTATTGATACCATAAAAAAAGTAGCTTACGCTACTAATGAAACAATTTCTTTTGTTGGTGGTTTCGATGGGCTACCTGAGAATACTTTTGCTGAAAAACTATATAAAGCTATTAAATACCATGGGCATAGTTATGAAGAATGCGCTAAAGAATTAAGAGTTGGCAGGGATAGTATTGCTAGATATCTTAATGGTGGATTCCCAAGAACAAAAAGAATACAAGAATCTGTCGAAAAATATATATCTATTATAATGTAGATAAAAATTAGAAATATTTTAAAACAAAATACCTTTCCGAATATATAATTAAGTAGGAAAGGTATTTTAATACTATTTTTTTACTTTTATCAGAATTTTATTTTATTTTTAATTATTCCACATATTTTTTGAGATTTTCTAAATAAATTGAATATGTGTTGTTATTATATTCAATTTCTTTTCCATCAATTTTACTCTCACTTTTCTCATTATAATTTACTTTTATATATGTATCTAATTCTCTAAGATAATCTTTTAGTTCTATAAGTGATTTGCTAAGATTTTCATCAGAAATCAGTTTTGGATAAAATGTTTTTGAGTGTTTATCAATATCATTTATTTTTTCGTTAAAAAAATTTATATCAATATTTCTAGAAGCTAAATCATAAGTATTATATTTTTTTATAAATAAATTTATTTTATTATTAATATCTTCAGCAAAAACAATTGCATCTGAAAATTTCTCCATCCAAAATTGAGTCCTTATTTGTGTTAACATTAACTTCATTTGTTTATTATGGGATTCTTCCATTAATTCTCTGTTCTGTTTAAGTGTAAAATAAACTCCTGTTATTGTAATAATCCCTCCCACTATTGCACCTAAGAAAGCTATCCACGCATCTGATAATCCAATTCCAAATAAATTATAATCATTAAATGCTAATGTAAAACCAAAAATTAAGATTCCTGATACTACCCCATAAAAAAACGATATACCGTTCAACTCTATTCCTCCTTTTTATTAACAATTATATCAAAAGCAAATAAAAAAAGCCCTACCAATAAAGGTAGAGCATAATCTTAAATTTCTATATTATTCTCTTCTCTTTTTCCGTCCACATATCCCTCAGTGAGAATATATATAATCAGAGTAGCAAATGCTGAAACTATAGCTGTAATTTGAGCTATTTCAGCTTCAGTAAAATTAATAGCTACAAGTATAGCCGTTATAAAACCTATAAGAGCTGCCCAAAACTTCCTGCTAGATAACTTCCTTTTCCAATCTATCTTCATTTAGCACCTCCACATTTCTCTGCGATATTATTCTGCACAACCCACATTTTCCAGTCCCAAGGATATTCTTTAAGGTCCTTTATGTGACGCTCTGGGCTATTTATGATATTAAGCTTTGCTAAATTATTTATTGCAGCTATGCCATAATCTAGTTCTTTTTGTGATACAGGCTTTCTGGCCATGTCTTCATCCTCCTCAATCTTAACATTAGTAAAACTAATTCCCTTGAATCTGCGAGCATAAGGAAATATATTAGTTTTTTCTAAAGTAATTCCATTCCTACTAAAATTGCAATGAATCCACTTTCCATCTCCTGCATAAATGCCGACATGGTTTGTGCCTGGTGAATCGGGTGTCTGCATAAAACCTAAATCACCTACTCTTAAATCTGCATGTTTTATTGAATTGCTATTATTGAATTGATAATAAGTTCCATCTTTTACATTAGCTCCTGCATATAAGTAGCAGTATCTTACAAAGCCTGAGCAATCTAACTCCTTAGGTATAGATGGCGGAACAGCCTTTGCTCCTAACCTATATTTAACACCTTTACTTTGAAGCATGAGAGCTGCTTCAAGAATCTTATTTCTGTTTATCAAAACCTCACCTTCTTCTTTGTCATATTCATAAAGCTTATATTGTTCTATGATGCTGATTAACTTATTTGGATATTTTGGGTCAGTAGCATATCCAGCTTTCCATATCTCGTTAGCTGCTTCTTCATAATTCTTTGAGCTTCTTACTTTTTCATAACGCTTAGTAAGTAAAAACTTTGTATGGTCCTCAACCGACTCAGCAAATGAGTCATATGCTCTAAAGTAAGCATTAACTGTTATCTCTTTTCCTTTAATAAATTCCTTAGTGGGAAAATTTATCTTTTTACCAGTCCATCTAGAATCTGCCTTAATCCCAAATAAATTATTTCCTTTTATGGCCAGCTGAGATTTGCCTGAATTACTTTCTAAAATTGCTTGTGCAATTGTCAGAGATGGTAAAATATTATGTTCTAAATATCCTTTTATAGCTCCAGGCAATACTTTATCTATGAAATCTTGCATATTAAACCCCATTTCTGAAATCTTCTGAACCCTCAATCAACTCTTCTTTATTTTCAATTTTGTTCTTAATAATTTGACTTCTTATTTTGCCTTTAGAGAGATTTTCAAAGCCTGACTTAGCAATTATAGCCACGAGGACTATTTGTGCCCAATTTGTGAGAATTTCGAGGTTATTTGTAGCTGAAGAGGTATCTCCAGTTATTATTGCCAAGTAAGAAGCAATAAAAAAGGCACCTATCACGATGCCTACTATAATAAAGAGAGTTAGCTTACTTGCTTCAACATATCTTCGTTCTCTTTTCTTATATTCTTCTTTTTCTTTAGCAGCCTTAAGTTCTGCTTCAAGTTCTGATATAGATTTTCTTGGTGACATCATTGCCTCCTTTCATTTCTTAATTCACACTTTTTTTCAACTCCATCAATCCTTTTATGAGCCGACTTTGAAGATTCTTCTACAATAGTCACCCTTCTATCCAAAGAATCAAACTTCGTATCCATTGAGTCCATTTTTTTCGTCATAGACTGAACATCTACACCTATATATTCAATTGATTTCCTGAGTTCAATATGTCTTTCAGTCTGTTTTTCTTTTTCAGCCATCATTTCTTTTTCTCTAATTTCTTGCAGTCTTTTATTCTCAGTAGTTATTTTAAGATAAGTTGCATAAACTCCAAGCAAAGCTACCACTGTACTAAAAATTATGCTAAGTTCTATTTGCATGAGCACCTCCAATTTTCGCAAGAAAAAAGAGCCCGAAGGCTCTATTATTTATTGTAATAATTTTTCTATTATATCTTTCTCTTCAGCTAATTCTTCATAAGAAATAAGCAAAACTTTAAGATGTCTAATTTGTTTTATCAAGTCATTACAGCTTTCTGTAGCGTCAATACCATTTTCTGTAAAAACTCCATATTCTAAATATCCATAAAGCTTCATTTTTTGCATTGTAACTGAAGAATTATAGATTTTATGACCTTCAAAATCTTTAGGATTTATTCCTATTATTTCTGTTTGTCCGATTGTATTATTTAAATAAACCAATCTAAAAAAATTCTTCAAATCTCTTATGCTAAATGAAAGAAGTAAATCAAGAGCATTGAGTTCTTTATAAGATATTTCTCTCTTTTCTTTAAAATGTGCTGTATATATTATTCCACCACATAGAGTATTAATTATTAAATTATCACTTTTACTTTGCTTGTCTAAAATATTAAAAAGAATATTAATATCTATCTTTTTTATTTTTTCTTTAATTTCTTCTTCATCGATAGCGCCATCTCCAAATCCTTTGAAAAAATTGTGTATCTTTAAAACATTATAATAATCTAATCCTTTTTTAACTCCAATGTTCACTGCCTTAACTCCTAAAGCAACTGGATCAAAAAGGCTTAACCCCATTTCTACTGCTTCTTTAATTCTATCAGCTTTTATGATTTTATCTAAATTATTCAATTTCATTCCCCCCTTTTTTATTTCATTAAGGGGATTATAATAAAAAAATAGTACTTTGTCACTTTAATGTGTATGAGTGTGTATTAATACACACTATTAAATTATTGTACAAATTGCTTATCTAATAATATCTGAGTCAGCTCATTGTACTCATCTTGAGTTACTCTATTGTTGAGTAGAAACGCATCAAATTTGAACTGCATTTCATCTTTCTCAGTTTGAGTTTTGTAGTTGGCATTTGTTATTACTCTTTTAGCTAAAATATACGTGGGCATTTTTACATTCCTCCTAATTCAATCATAGTTAACCTAAATTCTACATCTAACATGTATTGCTCTAAATCAAGATAATCAAATGAAGTTTTTTTAGGTAAATATGTTTCTTTGCTCCATATACCATTTTCATATTTTCTGTGAAGATAATATTCATCGCACTTTTCTATTTCAATTAAATTAGAATCATTTACTTCTGCATTAAGCTGAGAAACCCCTATACATATGTTTGAATCGTCAATTGTAGCATAATTTTTCATCATTATCCCCTCCTAAACAAATTCGATTACTTCCCAAATCGCATAATATGATCCTGTATAATTAGAGGTTATACTTATACTACTTGAACTAGCAAATTCTGCTGATATGGTAATTCTTGAAGCATCTTGGCTCAGACCAGCTTTTAGCATTAAATTTATAGTTGACTTATTAATATTAATAGCTGATATCGCTTGAGTTATAGTTGTTGAATTTAGTACATTACTTCCCCTTTGAATACTTTTTATCATACTGTCACCATCTTTCATTAACCTTGTCCAATCACTCCAAGCATTATTGAAATATCTTCTTATATACATATTGTTATCCGAATTGTAAGATGTTGCTATCTGAACTCTATTACTGTTTACTGCTTTTGTGCTATAAAAAAGTGTTTGAATATGCCAATAATATGAGCTACTTGGGCTATTTGCATGATTTGATAAAATATATGATTCTAGTGTTGTATTTGGGTCAGAGTTAGAGCCTATAGCAATGGCATTTACAAAATCTGCAGCATGTTTCCCATCTATTAAATCAGCATCTAATCCACTACCCGCTCCGTCTACTGTTTTTATTTTCGTTAGTATAGATTCAGCTGAAACTAGCTGATTTAAATCAGTTGTAGATACTTTCTGAGATATTTGTGAACTAATGTCATCGGCAAATGCATCTATTTTTTCATTGTCAGAGACAAAATCCTCTCTCTTGGGATACTCATTCCCTGCCCACTTATTAAGTTGTAAAAAAGCTGTTTTTAATAAACTTGGCATTATATCACCTCTCTATTCTTTATATGCTTCAAACTCATCCCACATTAGGTTCAGAGCATCCCACATATCCCAAGTTTTGTTATAGCTATCAAACTGGTCCCAAGTCATAAAAATAAACTCATATTCTATTCCGACATGAGCTAATACTGCTTCTCTTAAGATTACTTTTAAATCCTCTAGACCTTCTGGCACTCCCATTGTTCCTACAAACTTTATAGTAAGATAAGTATCTTCAAAGTGTTCAGTTACTTCTACCTCACCATTTGTAAAAGCTTCAGCAATTGATTTAATAAGAGGAACAGAAGACAAATCATCCGAACGATATCTTCCTATGATTGCTGACCTTCTTAAATCAACTTTTTTTCCATCGGAAAAACCTATGTCAAATGCTTCTTCTTCTCTTTTCAGTCCCTCATCTTCAGCAGTAACAACTATAATTTCTTTTTCAAGCTTGTTTACATCTGCTTGTACTTTGTCAAATTGTATTCCCATAGCTGTTATGTCTACTTCATTGCCCTCAGAGTCAAAATACATGCCATCAGGAAGCTCACTTTTGATTATATCTTTATAGTTCGTTGACATTTATAACACCTACTTCTGCCATTTCAGTAGATAACAGATCCACATTAGATGAAGGAATCGAAACACTAACATCATAGACTCCGTTTATATCCTTAACTTTATCAATAATCCCAGATACGAGTACCTCAGTTCCTATTTCTAAAGTTGATATATACTGCTCTATAGCTGATATAGCTAATGGCTGTAATGTAGCAAAACTATATCCTGCTTTAGGTTTTATACTTACAGTAACATTAATAGATTTAGGAGTAGGTTTAAGCACATGAACATCTGCAAGCATTGGCCTTTTACTTAAAATATAATTCAAAACGGTAGCTACTAGCCCATCAGATGGTATCCCTGAAGCTGTAGCAATTAAAACATCTACAGTATTATTTCCTCTTGGAACTGGAAAAGCCTTAGCAACTGTTACTCCAGGTACATCAAGAGCCCATAATTCATAATCTGTAAAGGTACCACCTCTTGGAGGCTTTCTTCTTCTTAATAAAACCCTTTGCCTGTATACTTCTAAATCCTCAATATCTGTTCCATCTGATAAATCAACCTCTTGCCTTACAAATTCTAGACCAGTCGGAGGATTATTAATAACAGTAAGACTACCTGCAGGTAAATTAGCTTCATATCCTGTAATATCAGTTTTTACATTTACACTAACTTCTAACTGTCCAGCAATTAAAGTAACTTCTTGCTGAGTTTTTGAAATAACTAGTTTACCAAATGCATTAGGATCAGTAGAAATAATTGTATCTTTTGGAATAACAATATTACTTGCGTATGCTGTTGTTCTTCCGAGTATCACAGGACCTACAGCAGGGGTAGGCATTTTTCTATCAGTATTCCAAATATAGCCATGCTTAGGAAGATTTTCTTCATCAGCAGTCTGAGGAAATGCCTGGTTAAGAATGTACTCTTGGTTGTAATAAATCCCCTCAAATTTAGATGCATAAATCTTAGCTTTTACTGCTATCTCAGATGCAGAAGAAATTTTATCAGCACCTATGGCCAGAGCAAATTCAGCGAGTAGTTCCTGAGTTAGTCCATCTTGTGTTTTTTTATAAAAAGACAACTATACCACCTCCTTAATAACATTAGCTTCAAGCCCTAACCATTTAAAATAAACAGTAACTTTCATTCTTTTCTTTGTATAATCTAGCCACTCAGGCACTACATCAACAATTTCAATATCTTCTTCATCTTCTAAAGCTTCATAAACATAAAACTTTGCCATGTCGAGCTGCTTGCTCTTCTTTTCTTTGTAAGTTAAATAAAGCCTAGAACCTAGCTTTTCATCATATAAAAAAGACCCCCTTCTAATAGAGAGTCTAAGTAATATACTTTGCTTCTTGGCATCTAGACCTTGAACTACTTTAATATCATTATATTGCTGCACTAAATTCATATCATCAATCTGATAATCCTTCATCATAAAGCATCATCTCCACTAAGTATTTCTGTAGTTCCATCAGGTTTAATTACTAGCTTTCTGTTTAAAATAATTCTTCCGTCATTACATAGCTTAATAGTTGCACCACCTTCACTATAAAGGAGCGTTTCTCCTTCTTCGAGTGTTACATCAGATACAGGCTTTAATGCTCCACTAACCTTATCCTTTACCTTAATCTCTTCATCTAAAACCACATCGGAAGCTAAAGCCATGTTAGGGTCAGAATAAGGTTTAGTTATAATAAGATTCTGCCCTACTTTAGGTTTAGACATAATACCAAAAGTAGCAGTTTTAAGCATCCCTCTGTATTCCCCAGAACCCTCAGCACTTACTTTATTTGATGATGTTGTAATAGTCCCTATATTAATACTATTACTATTAAGTCCCTTCTTTGTCATTCCTCTTGCCACTATAATCCCTCCCATAGAGGTCTAAGTCTTACATACTTAACATTTCCCTCATTCTCATTTTTAACATGTCTGTATCCTACAATAAAATAGACTCCATAAGTTCGTGTATTCTTATCACTAACCTTTGCAGTCTTGTTTACCTCTATATTCGTTTTTCCAGAGACTTTAATCTCAAGCTCAAAAGAACCTTTCAAGCTATCTTTCACATTTCTCTCTCCTATTTTTTCTGCATTCGCAGGATCCTTTGCATCTGCATCTTCTATTACTTTTCTTCTTACATATCCATACTTTTGAAGTGTAGCTTCAACGAATTTAGAAATAAAAGACTTTTTACCTTGTCCTCTAACCCAGCATTCACTTTTAATGTCAGCACCTTTTTTAGTTTTCTTAAATCCTAGCATAAAAATTGCACCTGGAATAAAATCATTAGAAAAAGTAATATAGGGTTCTTCTTTGTAGTTTAAAACATCAGCAACTATTTCACCACTAGCAGTACACCAAAGCCACATCCCTAGTTTTTTAGCTTCTTCGGATAACAAATCCCACTCCGTTGTTCCAGGCTCTACAGTTATTTTTTTAATAGGCTTATCAAAAGCAGGATTTATAATTACAGTAAACCCATATCGTCCAGCAATGTTTTGAGTTAGTGAAGTAAGGGTAATATTTTCATATGTCCTTGGTTCTGCATCATTCTCAAGTAGCAGCATAGATAAATCTCTTCCGATAATATCAACTCCATAACTTCTTTCATCCCAAAACTCAATCACCTCATCAGATATCCCAGTAATAAGCTCTCTAAATTCTCCAGTTGATTCAACCTTTTCTTTCAAAATAACTATGTCATTATCATCATAAACCTCTGAATATCCTCCTTCTCCTTGCTCATTTTTAATATTTGAAAGAGAAAGTCTAAACTCATCAGCGGGTATATCCATACTTATTTCATAGCTATACTCTTTTATCCTCTTAACCGTCCAAGCTTTATTTTTCTTCCTGTTTTTTATATATGCTTGTAACTCACTCATAAAATCACTTCGCTTTCACAGGAATATTCAAATTCTTTCCAGCTATAATCAAATTAGGATTCTTAATGCCTTTATTCAATTTAAGTATTTCATCAATAGTTGTACCATACTGTTTAGCAATTCTAGTAAGAGTATCACCTTGTTTAATCTTGTAATCTATATTAGTAATTGGAGTATCAGCATTTTCTTTAGTACTTTCTAGCAATTTAACAGCATCATTTACAGTATTGTTTTGCACTACCGTAGGAATACTAACTGCATTAGCTACAGGTGGTTTATTCTCCTGAAAAGTAAATGAGTATTTAACATAGTTTGGTGTAGGTTCTTGCATTAGCTTTAATTCTGTCATTTTTACCATAGTAGGTGCTAAAGTAGGATGCTTTAAAAGTCCAGCTTCAGTACCATAAAAACACTTAACAGCCATTTTTGAAAACTCTTCATAAGCTCCTTCGCCTACAAATTCTCCTTCACCTTTCATTTCTCTTATTATTCCTAGTTCTTCTATCTCAACAAAGTTAGTAAAAGGATAATGATTTTGAACAGTCTTTTTAATAAAAGATGTTTCAAATGTCGTTGGATTGTTTGGCCAGACATAATCTCTAAATTGCATAGCTGATAAAAGCCTGTCCGAATCGTCTTGCCTCAATATTTGCTTCACAGTTTCACCTACTTTCCGTTATAATCAAATAAAAAGACAGGGGGTAATATCATATGGAAAAAAATCGCAAAATTTTATTTATAATATTTATATTTTTGTTGCTTGCTCTTGTAGGAATGTATCAAAATGAGCAAAGAAAAACTCTAATCATAGAAGCAAAACAAATAGTTGATGCAGAAAAAGAAAAAGAAAAATTACTAAATGAGGTTAATAATCCAGAGATAACAATTTCTTCAGCAATAAAAAGCAATGGTGAATTTAGCTTTACACTATTTACTAATCTTCCAGATGATTCTAATGTTACTGGAAATATTTTATATGTTAAAAATAATGGAGAAAAAGAAATAGTCCATAAATTCAAGGCTTCTATAAATAACAAAAAAGCATTATTAGAAGGTCAAATAGACCCATCAATTTTTATAAAGGATAATTCAGCTAGATTACAATTTGAAGGAAATATTTATTTTGAAAATACAACTAGCTCATTTACATCTGAAATATATGATTATACTAAATATTTTATTGCTAGTGAAAAAATACCAGTTTCTGATGATAATATTAACTCTCAAGCTGATATAAAAACCTTTAATATTCCTAAAGCATACATATTAGCAGAAGAGTTATCTAAAACATTTGGTTACTCGGTAGAATCTACTACTATTGATAATGATAAAATCACAAATCTCTATAAAGATAACTCGTATATTGTTATAACTGGAGCAGATATATCAAGGATATTAATTTCAGGAACATTTCCTCAAAATTCATTAGATTATGGTACAATAACGAATATTTTATTTAATAATAACGATTTTAACCTCTGGGCAACTGAACAAATAGATAAGTGCCAAAATGGTAAAAATAAGTTTAAGTCCAATTATGTCAATGATTCACTAAATGCTAATTTCGAATCTTATTCAACTAATTTCACAATAACAATAACACCTAGATAGGGCAAAATATGCCCTATCTTTTATTTTGTAGGGCCTCCCATTCTTCTTTCTGTTCTTTCTATTTCTTTTCTAGTAGAACTAAAATTGTTGCTAGTAGTAGTTATTACTCTTCCTGGAATATTTGCTCCGTCTAATAATACTTTTACAGTAACATTAGGATTACTCTTTACTTCAACTGGTACAGTAGTGTTTATATTCATCTCAGAAGCTTTCATTTTATCCATAGTATCTTTCATAGCTGCTATCAATGTTCCATTTATTTCTTTAGGTTGAATTGTCATTTTATTTTTAGCAGGAGAATATGGATATTTCTCATGCCCTCTTGGTTTTAAATCCTCTTTCGTTCTTCTCATCAATGCTATATTTTGATTGGTTCTTTCTTCTGGAGTCATTGCCAAATATTCTTTATTCTTATCTATAGCATTTTTGCTGATAGCATAAATTATACCTAATGATATAGCGCTGCCAATTGTATTCATAATGAATCCCATGGGACCACCCTTAGTTGTAGATGATGGTAATGAAGAATTTGCTGGTGATACTCCTGCTCCGTTAACATTTACTACCCCAGCATTTACAATCATACTTGAAATTGAATTGCCTATTCCAGGTAAAGTCTTGTTGTTATTACCCAACCCACCTAACCAATTAAATAAATCTCCAATATGTTTCATGATTGATAGTGCTTTTATACTTAGGTAAGCTCCTCCTGCAACTTTTATTCCAGTAGCAACATTTTCTCTTTTTTCGGCTCCCTCTTCTCCCATGAATGATAAAAAGAATCCTCCAATAGTCTCTGCCATAGCTGCAAGTTCAGGATTTAAAGCTTTAAGATTATTTACAGATTCATCTAAAGCGTTTTTCCATTCTTCAATAGGTGTTAGGTCTATATTTTCTAATTCGTCTAGCATTAATTCTCTTTCAACCATCATTTGTTTTCTAATTTTAGGATTGCTTTCTGAATTAATTCCCTCAGTTAGCTCAGCTATATCCATTTCTAATAGCATTTTTTTCTTAAATGGAGCTGTAATGGCATCCATAAATGGAGAAAATTGAAGAGCATAATCCAAACCTACTCCTGTAATACCTTTTAATATAACTTTAAATTGATTAACAACATTATCCATTTGGTCAATATACGCTTCTTTAGCCATTCCTTTAGACTTATTAACAACAGCATCATATGTCTTTTCAAAATCTTTTACATTTTGAACTAGTGGAAGAATAGCACGAGCTGCTTCATCAGAGCCTAGCAAATCTTTCAAGAATCCTTTTCTAGCTTCTGATGTCATTCCCCTTTTTTCAAACTCATTAAATAAATCTTTAGTTATATCAAGCAAGTCTCTTGTATGACCACTAGTATCTTGAATGTCTACTCCAAATTTCTTAAATGATTTTATTCCATCAGAGTCAGTAAGCTTGTTAAATAACTGAATCATTGAAGTCGCTGAGACATTTGCAGGCATGTTATTCTTAGTAAGTTGTGCTAATCCAGCATATACTGCTTTGTAATCAATACCTGAAGCTTGCGCAGCAGGCATAATACCAGTACCAAGTGCAGCCGCCAATTCTTCATATTCAACAATACCAGCTTTTATAGTTGCAAATTGAACATCCATTATTTCTGTTAAAGTGCTATCGTCCATTCCATAAGCATTTTTAGTTCCCATAACTGCTTTAACAACAGCAGACATATTATCAGTAGCTCCTGCAACTGCTCCCATCGCAAATTTTCTAGCGGCACTAGCAGCATTCTTAGGGTCAAGAGAAGCAGATATTGAATCATACATACTTTGAGTTATCTGAGTGAAATTCTGTGGAATAAGCTTCCAAGTTTCAATAATATCTTTAGTCATTACCTTTTGACTCTGAGCAGTTTGGTCATATAATGTGTTTATTTTAGATAATCCAGCATTTAACTGAAATAAATCCTTTGTAACTATTCCTGCATAAGCTGTTACTCCAGTAGCTCCTATCTTAAATGTTCTTCCAATAGCCTTATCAACAGCGCCTAATTTATTATTTAATTTATCTGCTGCATTAGTTATTTTAGAAAATTGTGAAGAGATACTATTCCCTGCTTTTTCAGTTTCAGATTTTGTTCTTGAAACGCTATTTCTAAACTTGCTTAATGAATCTTGGTATTCATCTTTAGCACCAAGAATAATACCTACTTCTTTAGCTTCAGCCATTATTTTTCACCACCTGCCAGCTCATTGAATCTATTTTCATCAAAATTTTGATTAATTTCTAATTTATTATCATCTTTTATTTCATCTCCACAACAAGGACATTTAGTTTTGTGAAAATTACTTAAGCATTTATCACATAAACTTTTCTCATATTCTTCATTATCAATATGGATATTTGCTAAAATCCATGTTAATTGTTCATATCCTCCTTGGATACTAGGGTCATTTGGAGATAATTTAAGGTCTTTAGAGATTCTCCATCGAAGTCTTTCCAGTCCATTTTCTTTAACTTTTTTTTTAATTCTTCAAAATCCTCTTTAGATATTTCATCTATAGTGTCACTTTTATCAATTTGAATTTCTGATAACTCTTGGTACAGCTGGTCAACTAAAAAAGGGTCTTCTTCTTCTAATTCTTTTCTATCAATTATTCTTTCTTCTAGGTTGTTTGGATTTCTGAGTGCTAAAGATAGCTGTTCTAACTGTTCCATTATTGCAATAACATCACTATTAAAAATTGGTTGTTCGCCTAACCTTTTAGTTGTTTTAGCGTTAGCTTCTATTAATTCTCCTTGAGTTAGTCTTACAATAGCCACCTCAAAATTCTGTCCAGGATAAGTAATAACTTTATGTTTTCTAATATTCTTTCTTAGTTCAGATACTCTCATAGAAATTCCTCCTAAAAAATAATAAGGACCCTAAGGCCCTTATTTTTTCACTCTCTTAAACTTACTAGCCATTACCTTCATATTCTCAACTGTCTTATCTTTTAAGTTTCCTGATTCCCCTATTGTCTGCCAGTTACATTTTAGGTACATATCAGAGCGGTCAGGCTTTTCTATAATAACATCGAAATCTTCTAGCTCATCTAGATATATACCGTCTGTCAGAGCTTCATCGGTAACATAAGCTCTTTCTATTTCTAGATCATAACTAGTCTTAGCTCCATAGGTTCCTACTGAGTCTTTTTCTCCAAAAGCATCCAGAGTCTTAGTCTCTTTATTCTTATTCGTTCTGTAACTTTGTATTACAGCAACCTTCTTGCTTGCTCCATCGGTAATGATACGAATATAGATATCATCAGATGTAGGAATTCCGTTATTGAAAAGCTGTAAATCCATATTAAATTTCAAATTATTCACCTCCTAAATTAGTGCAGTTCCATGAAGAAAGATAGTATTAAGTGGCAATACTACTTTGTACACATAATTAACATGCACACGAGTTCTTTTATCAGGCTGTCTTTCAACACTGATTATTTGAGGAGATTCTATAATCTCTGCTCCTTCGTATACTTCTAGTTGTGCTATAGCATCGGCTTTTATTTCTCCTACAGTTGACTCTGAAGCTTTTTCTCTTGGATGAAGAGTTGATAACCTATTTCTAAGACCTCTATCAACAAAATCTTTAACCTTAGCAACAGTTCCTTCTTGATACTTATTGTCTGGGACAGCTGGAGAAACTCCATCATCCTTAGTATAAGTAGTCACCCATCTATCAATATATACTTTACCGTTTATAGTTCTAGCTGCAGCTAAGCCTCCAGCATATAAAGCCTCATAATCAGCATCTTCAAAACGATTATAAAGACCACCGAATAACTCTGGAGTAACTTGTATATTATGAAGTGGCATAGCAGGGTCAAGTTCTAAAGCATCATAAGCTGCACAAGCGGCGGCAAAATATACTGAGCTAGAATGAGCAGTCCCTTCAACAGATAGTGGCACAGATGCCCACAGTGTTACTCTCCCAGAATTAAGAGGTAACGCTAAAGCAACCCAAGCTGAAACACTAGCTGCCATTGCTCCTAGATGCGCTCTTCTTTCTTTTCTGTTAGTTGAACATACATCACAATGATTTCTAACATGTAAATGAACATCAGCACTTATACTGTCGCATATAATAATCTCAGGTGCTTCTTCTGTCTTTAAAATGTCTAGTGACTCTAAATATTCATCCTTAGTAGGTGCTCCTTCAAGTGCAGATATAACAGGAACGCATACTAATTTATTAACTCCTATTAGAGTAACTATTCTTACTAGTTTTGCCATTTCAGATTCTTTTCCAAAAGATGCTACTGCATCAGCATATGTCTGAATTGCATATGGTTTAGGTTCTAAATCTGTACATACATCTGGGTCAACTTGTGCCACTATTCCCATAGGAAAACAAGTACCAGGAAAGCCCATAACTTCTTTTGAAACTAGGGATTCTGAAAAAACCCCTACTCTTTCGGTATTAGGAATACCCATTAATCAACATCTCCTTCCGATGTAATTTCATTAATAACTTCATATTCAAATTGCTTTTTCCATAAAAAATTCAAAGTTAGCACATTTCTAGAATGAAATAACTTTTCCTTTTCTTCGTATGGGTCTACAGAGGTTGAACCCTCTTCATAGCTTTTAACCTTAAATCCTTCTACTTGTTTTGGATTAAATAAAAAAAGAGCTGTAAGCTCTTCATTAATTCTTTGAATAGTATCTTCTCCTCCAAGTTTAGCAGAATCAGCATTCCAAATATGAATATCAAAATACAAATCCGTATCTTTACCTTTTGTTTCAATTGCCTTATCTAAAGTAAACTCTATTCCTAAATAACCATTATCCATGCCTATTTCATTAGTATTGATTTGTGCCTTAGATACAGTTACAAGTGGTTTCTTTAAAGGCAAATCTCTTTTAATGTTAATGTAACCTGCTTGAACTTCTACCCATGGAAGTAATGTTTTTATTTCGTCAATTACTTTATCTCTTGTTTGATTTAACATTACAACCCTCCTAAAAATTCCTCTAATACTCCATTTGCTATCTCAACATATCGCCCTGAGTTGATTACTGATTTAACTGCATCCTTTAAAAAAGGCCTTGGCCTTAGTCTAGATGTCCCATCATGAACCCAATGGGCATAATTTGCAATTTCAATATCAGCAAATACTTTATATTTGCCATTTGATATTTTCTTTATTTTTAAAGATCTCTTAAGCTGTCCAGTATTAACTGAAACTGGATAAGGTTGAGAATATGCTCTTCTTACACGAATCCCTGCATCCAGTCCATACCTATGTCCTGCTGATATAGCTAGCAATCCAGCCATTAAGTTTTTCTTACCTAGTTTTGTAATTCTTTTACTGCTTTTCTTTTTATTCATTATGTTTTGATTCTTAGGCCCATTTACATTATCAATAGCTTCATGCAAGACTTCACTGCTTATTTCTTTTACAATTTCATCAGCTACCTTAGGCATAATTTCCATTACTTCATCAATCATTTTTTCAAAATCATCAAATCCATAAGAGTAATCAGACATTTTGAATCAACTCCAAAACTGCAATATAAGCAAGTGGCTCTTCTCTGATATCATATCTTTGAACATTTTTGATTCTAAACTTCATGTTTGTATATTCAATATAATCATCTTCTCCTAATTCCTTAATATTGTAAGTATTAGGACCATAATATACATAATCATATTTTTCTATTTTACCAATTAGGTCAAGAATAATCTGGTCAACATTATCAGCTTTTAAGCTATCTTTAGGTATCATGAAGCACTTAATATCAGTTACTATTTCAGTAGAACTTAAATAGCACTCATCATCACAATCAGGCTCTGATGGATTATCTACATGCCATAATGGATTTCCATATCCTGTTGATTCATTGTAGCAAGGGCATAATATGCCAGGTGTTTTTTTTACAATCCTAGCAGTAACACCTTCTTTTTCTATTCCTTCATTCCACATTTCAACCCATTCATTCATGAGATTATCCTCCATACTCGTTAACACTTAAAAGCAATGGATTAACATAAGACTTTCGACATCTACCTAATATCTTTAGTCCTTTAGATTTTAAATCGTCTGCAAACTTCAAATAATTACTTGTAGAAGCATCCTTAGAAAGTTTTATAGGACCTATACCGATACTTTTTCCTTCTGAGCTGGATGATTTAATAGATACTATTTCAGATGCAGTTATATAAGCTAAGCCTAGTTTAACTTTCATCTGTATCTGAGAATCATCAGATTCTAAGCATTCGCTTTTCACTTCGTCAATATAAACTGGTATAAGGTCAGTAATCCATTGCTGAACTGTTGCTTCAGGTAAAGATGAGCCTGATAGTCTATTAATCATTTCTATATCAGGCAAATTCATTTAAACACCTGCCTTAATCTTATCAATGATTTCTTGCTTCTTATCATCAGAATCAATATCTATTTTTCTTTTAGCCGCTAGTTCCTTAAGTTGTGGAACAGTAAGCTTATTTAAATCAATTTCATCCTCATCTTGAAGTTCTTCTTCATTAACTTCACCAAGAATCCCCTCTTTAAGCTTTCTTTTAACAAAACTTGTAGCCTCAGATTCAATTACTTCTCCAGGTGGAAAATCAATGCCATTTTCAAAATCATAGCATTCTGAATTGCTTTTATTTATATACAACATTTTATATCCCTCCTAAAAAGAGGGGTAGAATACTACCCCTTATTCAATACATTAGCTGCTTCTTTGAAAAGTTTAGCAAAACCAGAAACCTGAGAAATTACTGATCTAGAAATCTGTTTATCTATAAGCTTATCTGATTCAACTGTAACTCCCATCTCTTGCACTTTTTCAATAGCGTATCTTGTATCAATTCCAATAATTTTACTTGCTGGAACTTCATCAACTATATCCATATTGATTCCAAGAGGAGTGATAAGCTGACCATTCTTTTGAAAATCAAATCCAGCTTGAGGGTCCTTAAATTCAGGAATAAGCAGAAGGTCAACAATACCATTAGTATCAGCAATTAATGCATTCATCTTATATGGTCTTTTCATAGTTGCCCAGAATCTTACCATTTCAGCATATCCAATTGTTCCAGCTGTTCCTTTAATTGTAGAATCTCCTACAGTAAAGGAAGGAGCAGGATTTGTATTACCATCTCCATTTATTAGCACATTAACCACTTCTTCAAGCTGGTCTACTGCTATTTGTGAAGCTATTTGTCTTAGAGCAATAGCGAATATATCTATTTTCTTTCTTCTAATAGCCTCATAGGTAGTATCAAGCTCAACCCCAAACTTGAAGATATTAACTTCTTTCTCTTTTGTCTTTAAAGTAGTAACAGGAAACTTAGAACCTTCTGCTACTCTTCTAAGTTGCTTTTGACTAGTATCTGTATCCATATAGATAGATTTATAAGTATCAGAATCTATCTCAGTAGTAGTAGCGATTAACTTAGGAAGTATACTTTCTTTTTCCAAAGCTGTTCTAACAGTTCTAGAGATAAACTCTGGGAAAAGAATTGATGATTCAGTTGTAGTGAAGAACTTTTCAACTACATCTGATTTTGCACCTTTTACTTTTATATCAAAACGCTTAAGCTGTCTTTGAAAAGCATCTAGGTTCTCTAGTCCTTTTACGCCTTCATATTCAGAACTTGGGTCAAGCTCTTCTAGTTTCTGAGCAAATGTTTTTCCCTCTGCTGTAGCTTCTTGGTAAATCCCTTTTTCAAGTTTTAAATTATCGTATCCCATTATATAGCCTCCTTTATAGTAAGAATCCAACTACTTTAGCAGTTGTATCTACTTTCATAACTAAAAATTCTCTTCCATTTGTAGCATCAACTTTGACTTTTCCAGTTCCATCAGCTGCCAATTTAGCATAACCAACCGCAGGGTCTGCACCTGAATAAGTGAATTCCACATATCCTTTTAGCTGAACTGTAACAGCTCCATCTTTTTCAACCTTAATTGCCTTGCCATGAATTTGTTGAGTATCTGCACTTAGTGCCACAGTAGATGAAGCACTAATCTTTACAGGCTTTAGTTCATCAGTTGATGCTAAAGCACTTTTAAAAGTGATACATTCTTGCATAAAACCATCAAAAGCTATTCTCATTTAAAACTCTCCCTTCTTAACCTTCGTAAACTGAATTATCAACAAAAGAATTCTTCTTAGTTTCTTTTGATTTTATTTGTGATTCTGGTGGATAAAGCTCATTTACTTTATCTTTATATTGCTTTTGAAAAGCCTTAAGCTCCTCAATATCACACTTATCAAACACTTTTTCCATCATTTCATAATTAAAGGACTCACCTTCTGCCATTTTCCCAAGTCTTGAACATTCTTTCTTTAGATCTTCAAGATATTGTTCTCCCATTTTTGCTTTAGTAGATAAATCAGATACCTCTTTTTTTAGTTCCTCATTTTTAGTAACTGCCTCCTCATAAGCACTGACTTCTTTTTGTAGCTCATCAACACTAATTACTATTTCCTCAGATTTCTCATTTTGAGCTTTTTCAATTAAACCTTTTAAGTATTTCAATGATTTTTCTCCTCTCTTTTGCAAATTAGCAATAAAAATAGTCGATTCTTTAGAATTCGACTTATTAACAGATTCAGATATTAATTTTTCTTTTTCTTCATCGACTTTTGATAAATCAAAGCCTTTTGTAACTCCTGCTGCAGGTTGAGCAGGTACTGCCACAAATGAAACTTCATAAGCATCTGAAGGGTCTCTCATTCTCAGCAGACATTCCACCTGTTTTCCTTGTATTGTATAATTTCTGCCCTTTATATGTGAGCAGTTTTCGATATCAAAATAGGAGTTCTTACATATAGAGCATTGAAAATCACTTACAGAGAATCCAGCCGAGACTTCCTTGTATATCCCAGCTTCTATGTTGTCTATTAGCACATCATTTTTCTTAAGAGTATAAGCCCATCCTTTAAGCTGATAATATGCTTCTGCATCTGGATTAGTAGATACTGTCTGAGTAGCTATTAATTCAGTTTTGTATATTCTAGAATGTTGTCCTCCAGCTTTCCAGTTGTGGTCTACAATCATTGTTTTGCCAAGAAATAAAGATTTAAGCTTTTCTAAATCTTGAATCGAAAAGTATTCTTTATCTCTATCAATGTTATTGTCGCAAATGATAAGAGGATACACATATACATCATCTTCGATTAGCTCCTTCTTAGAATATTTATTAATAAGACTTAATTCTTCAGCATTAATTTCCGTTAAACTATCAAACTCAACTAATGATTTCATAAAAAGAGGTCTATCTAAGTCTTTTAAGTCCTTATACTTCACATTTCCACCTCCTATCCATTTTCTTTTAGGTATTGTCTTAGTGATCTAGGTTTTTTTCTACATCTGCAATTAGGATGAGTGTCATATACAACCTCAGGTCCTTCTCCTAGCTTGTACCATTTTTTATCAAGTGGCTTGCATATAGGTGCACATGCATCTGGAGCAGCACTCCATTGTTCGTATGGAATATTCATGGTAGAATACTCAGCAAAATCTGCTTTGTCTAAAGCAATTGAACATTCAGAGCGAGCAAGTCTCTCCCAGTCCCATCTCTTGCCACCGAGTTCATTGTGAATAAGCCTAGCTATATCCATAGGGTTTTTACCCTCAGAAGCTCCTTCAATTAGTATCTCTCTAATATTTTCTCTAATTATTTCTTTTCTTTCTTCCACTCTTTGAAGACCTTCGTACCTTATCATTTGAATATACGGATGCTCATAGTCATTTGCATGGTATGAAGATTTAGGAATCTCAATTTCTTCTAAATCTCTATCTTCTTGAGTGATTTCTTCGTTAGCTGTTTTATTTGCCCTTCTGCATCCATAGTTCCAGGCTTTCTTTAAATTCTTTTTATATGCCCCATCTAGCTTTATTCCAGAAACTGATATAATAGCTTCAACTTTTTCCAATTCTTCAAAAACTTTATGTTTTTTATAGTTTTTTTCTGAATTTTTAACTATATCTACTATTTTTTTCTCAGTTTCCTCTAAAATATCACTAAAATCTTTAGACCATTTTAATTCTATTTGATATGCCTCAGGGTCTGGATTAGGGTCTGATAATAAATCTTTTGTAGTACATTCACAGCCCTCATAATGCCTTATTTCTTTTTTTTTAGAATAAGTAAGGCTTAATGGGTCGATTTCTACTGGAGCAGGAGGTTCTCCTACTGCATTATCATATCCTAGTTCATTAGCTACATCGTTTTGATTTATGATGTTTTGGTCTCTAAGAGTCAGAAGGTTATTTATTTTCTTCTCCTTAGCCTGCTCTTTCATAAGGTCAGCTCTGGCGATTTCTACCATGTCTTGAAGATTTACATCCTGCCAGTTAATCTCATAGGATATATTTAACCCTTTAACTGTAAGCCAAGTATCTATAACTTTGTTTATTACAGGAGTTATGGTAGTTCTATAATGCTCTATCTCCGATGTTAGAAAGTCAGCTTGTTGCTGTGACATTCTTTCAGTAGAACTCCAGCTGATTCCTAGTAAAAATGGTGGTAATCCTGTTTTTGCTATAATCTGCTCAAGTAATTGTCTTACTGGAATTTCTGATTCAAGCACTGGAGCATCTGCCCCTATTACAGAAACCTTAAGATTGCCAACTCCAACAATATCAGCAGCTTTACCTTTTGATTTTAAATCCATTACTTTGTTCCACTCAGTTTTAAGTAATGAGTGCATTTCTTCGACCACTTTAGAATCATCTAAATCCTTAGGTAAATCACATGTTACTGAAAACATTAGATTACCGAATCTCTCCCAGTTAAGTTTGGTTGAATTAAATACTGTAAGAAGTATTCCAGTAACAAAAGGCATACTTCTTAATAGGCTTACACCATACGGACTATCTTTTTCAGGAGATAATGGAGTATAAAGCATAAGATTTTGATAAGGAAGTTCAACAGGTTCTAATTCCATCTCTTGTTTTTGACATATTAAGTAATCAAGCCTATTATTCATCTGCTTTAGCTCAATAGTGTCAATATCTACTACCTGCAGTGCGTAAATATCTTCCTTGAACTTATCTAAAACAATTTCTCCAACGGATGAGCCATTTTCTAGCAGCTGGTCGAAATAGTTATTTATAAAGGCATAAATACCTTTTTCAAAAGCCCCAACCTTTACATCCTTAAGAAACTCTTCAATAAGAGCTTTTCCTTGCTCATCTGTAGAATCAATGTCAAATTCACCTATAAGCCTAGTAAGTCTATTTATAGCAGTATCTATAACTGGAACTGCTTCTCTCATAATCCTATAAAGCTCATACTCTGCATTCTTAGGTACATATGAATCGAGGATTTGAAAAGGGTGACTAAATGTAGTTCTAGTTTGAACTGTAACTGAACGAGTACTTGTTTCCTTTTTCTTTTTTCTGAAGAAATTCATTTTTCATAACACCCCCTTTCATCTATCTATCAGTGCTAGAAACAAATAATTTAACCTTCTTCTTAAGGAATATTGGTCTTAATATTGTAAAAGCAAAATATCTGTCTGCATCCATGGCATGGTCATTTTCTTTTAGTGGTTTATCTTCTCCTTTTGCCGCTGCTTTAGGGTCCCATGAATATGAAGAAAACTCTCTAAAAGTTTCTTTACAGCAGTCATTGAATAGAAAAACACCCATCTTTAAAAGGGTGCCCACGCTTCTTATTCCATCTAATACATCATTCTTAGCCTTTATAACTCTGTGATTTCTTTTTCTAAGCTCAGCTATAAATGATGCTGCCGAAGGGTCAACAATTATACCTTCAACCTCATAACCTTCTATGAACTTCTCATAATCATCTGCAAACTCTGAGTCTGTCTTTTGCTTTCCTTCTTTTCTTCCAGAGTAATAGTATTCTTTAACCTTGTACCATTTACCTAAATACTCACCATACATACCAAATGTAGTAGGATTCTGAGTACCATAGTCGCAAGATACATAAAACTTTGAGTAGGTTCTATCTTTTGATGGAACTATATGATCATCTTCTGTGAACATATCATATATGATTCCCTCGGCTAGTACCCATAGTCCAAGGATATACCTCTTAAAGAATACACCTGAATACATCTTTCTATATCTTTCCTTAATCTTCTCAGATAAAGAAAGATTGTCATCCATAGTAAAGTGTAGATAAAGAATGTTCTTATCTATAGCTTTGTCTATCCAATCGGTCTTGAACCAGTGAAAAGGTCCATTAGGGTTACAGTTGAACCACCACTTAGACCCATCAACCGAGCATCTACCAGTTGCCTGATTAACGAAACTCTCAGGCATAAGTGCAACCTCATCGAAGAAACATCCAGCTAATGTAATACCCTGTACTAAATCCTGCGAGCGTTCATCTTTACCACCAAATATATAAAAGAAATTAGTTATATTTTTTCTAGATACTATGAGCAAGTTGTCCGCTCTTTTATCCTGGACTTTATAACCTCTTGATTTAAGCATTAGCTTGAGCCAGAACAAAACATTTCGCCTGAAAGAGCCTATTGTCTTTCCACACATGCCAAAGTTTTGATTTTGAAACTCTGTCATTGCCCATATAACATATGAAAGTGACATAGATAAAGTCTTACCGCTTCTTATAGCTCCATCTGCAATAATTCCATCCATATCTGACACAGGTGATTCTTTCATCCACCAAGTTAGTATTTTCTTTTGCTTTTTACTAAAAGGCATGAACTTAAAAGCTGCTTTTCTAGTCTTCATCGTCCCATACCTCATTTACTTCACCTTTAAGAGCTTCTAAGAATCCATCATCTTCTAATTCTTCTTCACCCTCAAGTTTATTCTTTTCAAGTTGAAGCTTTTCTCTAGCAATATTAACTTTCTCGGTTTCAATTTCAAGTTTTCTTCTAACTTCATCAGTAAGAAAATCAAGCCTATCAGATAACCACTCAAGAGCTTTCATCTTGTCTAAGAGCTTGATAGACACACCATCTTTTCCCTGTTTAACCTCAGAGAGTATAGTTCCATCTACTTCGTATGATTCTTTGAACTTTACAGTATTCACAATTTTAGTAAGCGGAACCATATCGCCATCAACTGAAACTTCTATCGGGCCAAAAGCTCCCATAACAGGAACCTCTTCTCTACCAAACTCTAGATAGTCTGTAATATCAGAAAAGGCTATATCCAAGTATTTCTGGAATATAGCCATAGGTTCAAAGGAAAGACCATCTCTAATACTTTTTTTAAGTCGGTCTATTTCTTTTTTGATATGAGGTTTTTTCATAAGATTTGAAGCTGTAAACCTAGCTGTATCTTTACCATATCCAGCTTTTAAAGCTGCCTTAGTTTGATTCCAGTACTTAACATAGTAAAGGCAAAATAACTTTTGCTTATCTGTAAGGTTAGAATCATCTTCTGACTCGACTTCAAGTTGTGGTTTTTCTACTTCTTTTTTAGGGTGCACCCTTTCGCTTTTTGTGTGCACCCCTGTTCTATTCCAATCGTGTCTTTTTTTCCAGCTTTTTACTGTATTAATTGAGACATTATATTTCTCTGCTATCTCTTTATATTTCATACCTAGCATATAATCATTTTCTGCTAGTTCTGCTGGGGCTCTTATATCTGCCACATCACCACCTCATTAATTCAGAAATTAAAAAAGAACCCGAAGGTTCTTCTTTTAAATTATTATTATATTATGTTTTCTACATTGTCTTTTACTTCATTTAAAGTTTTAGTTATTTCATCTAAAAGCGATTTGTTATATTGTATATCCTTATCAAGCTTATCAATTTTTCTTTCAATATTCATATTATAAATATCATTCACAGTCCTTTGAATATTCTTTAATATTTCTAAACTTTCTCTCTCATATTCTGTCATAAAATCTCCCCCTATTTATATAATTAGTATAATTATATCAAATAAGAAATATTTTACAATATTTGTTAAAATATAGAATCCCACTTACAATTATAACTCCTTATAATCTAAAAAAAGTATCATATTTGTGTTGAAAATGTATTATAAAAGTATTGTCTGAAGTCGTGGACAATCTTTATTTAATGCATTCAAACCGAAAAAACATAGTTTTATTTTGTGTACAGCTCTTTTTCTAAGTACATTCACCTGACTAGGTGACAGATTTACGGAGAAGCATATACAATCCCGGCTTTCATCCTTAAAGTATTTTAGATCTATAATCTTTCTTTGAATTTCAGAAAGCTCATCTAGAGAACGCTCTATCATATCTATTTTAGTTTTTAGCCTTAATATATCTCTTTTAATACTATCTATCCTTTCGATATTTAAAACAGCCTTATCCTCAGTATTTTTTGATATAGAATATGTTTTACTTACATTTACTCTATCAAAATCTATTCCTTTAATATTATCGTGTTCAAAGTTCATAAGTTCTTGATTAAGTGTTATTAGATTTAACTTTAAGCACGGATATGAATATAATAGTTTTTCAGTTAATTCAAAGTAATCATGTTTTTCCATCATATCTAGCCCTCCCTCAAAAAAGAAAAATCCCAGGAAGAATTACTTATCCTGGGACTCTTGGTCCTCTACATTATTTATTTTTACTGTGTATGTTTGTTGATGCTTGCACCTTGCACATTTAAGATTAATATCAAAATCTCCATGCTCAGTTTTTATACTTACTTTTCCTAATAGCTTGTTACAAGACTTACAGCGAATTTCCTGTGTCATATAACCTCCTATAGTTCTCTAAAATCTATGTCTGGATACTTGTTTTTAAGTAATTTAACTTTAATAAGATAGTCCTTTGTCTTAAATCCCTTGGTATCTTCTAGCACCTTGTTTCCTGTCTTAACCTCTCTATACTCAAAGTCTCCAATATATTTTATAGCTCTTATCTTCTCACCCTTATACTCAAAACTTTCTTGAAGTACATATATAGGCTGTAGTACAAGGTTACTAATTTCTCCTACCTTCTCTAATAGCTTAAGCTCTCTGTATCTATTAGCTTCTTTCATGCTGTCAAAAGTTATTCCATCAATAAGTACTTTTTTATTACTATATTTGCTTTTTGTGTTATTTTGTTTATGGGGGATTGCTCCCCCGCCTTTTTTATTTTGAGTCTGCTTTACCGCTGCAACGGTTTTATTAGCAGGCTCTTTTTTTCTTTTTAGATAATCTTGATATTCTTCCATTGTCATTCTTATGGCCAATGTTTCTCACCCCTCTAGTTTGCTTAAGTGCTAATTCTGCTAGTAACCTTCTAAGAGTAGTACTTTCCACTTTGCCCCAGCTGCCATCTTCTCTTTTTCTTTGTGCGAAGCAGTCTGGCTTTCCATTTTCTAAGATTGAAACCTTGCTGATTCTATATTCAAAACTCTTAGTCTTAACACTAATCATTTCATTTCCTCCTAGCATGTTTGAATTTATGAGTGAACTTAGTGCACTTTGATTCTCTTGTATAGTGTTCTATCTCTCTTTCAATCATTCTTTTATTTAGCTTATTTAAGTACTGCATATGTGAAACTCTAGAAACAAATTCTTCTTTAGTCATTTGTATTCACCTCTGATTTACTGTCATACATAGCCTGAGCAGTTTCTCTTAGCTTAGTAATTCTTTTATCACCAAATTTAAATTCTTTTCTTAGTGCAGCTTCGATAAGTTCCTCAGTCTCATCGACATGTTGCTGTACTAATGATTCAAGAAATATTTCAAACTGTCCTAAAGACATTTTGTTTATTTGCTTATACCAGTTTCTTGTTTTCTCTCTCTTCTGGGTTCTGTTCATGATATCCTCCTAGTATCCGTTTTCCTGTCTTCTGAGGTTTTCTTGAAACTTTTCTAGGTAAGCTGTTTCTAAGTCTGCTCCTGAATATCCTAATGTGTGAGTTATCGATAATAGAAAGTGAAGAACATCTGCTAACTCTTCCAAGGTATTACCGCCTACTTTTTTATTATTTTTCCAATATTTGTGTAAATCCTGCTCATTACACACTTCTGCAAGTTCTACTACAAGCCCAAGAAGTCTATGAGTTATAAAATCTTTATGATCTAAATAAAATCCTAGTTTATCCGAGTGATTACTGTTGTAATTCTTAATAACAACATCATCCAGGTATTTCTGTTTTACAACTAATTGATTAAGGTCCATATATTCTACTCCTTATCTAAAAAGGTACATCAGCATCATCAAGAGCACGAAATCCATCTGAATCTAAACCCTCAGGTTCATATGTGTTATTTGTTTCAGGAGCCTTATTCTTATCTCCCCATTCTAGAAACTGTACATTTTCGGCAACTATCTCGGTAATGTATCTCTTTTCTCCTTCAGTAGTATCATAGCTCCTATTTTGTATAGAGCCTTTTACTGCTACCAGTCTTCCTTTAGCAAGATAGTTAGCACAGCTTTCAGCCTTTTTACCCCACACCTGAATCTTAAAAAAATCAGTCTTTTTATTTCCATCACTGCCCTGGTATGAGCGGTCAACAGCTATATCAAAATTAGTAACAGCGTTGCCTGATGAAGGAATGTATCTAAGCTCTGGGTCCCTCGTTAGCCTTCCTATAAGTATTACTATGTTCATAGAAACCTCCTCAATGTTAATTTTTGTTAATCAAATTAATTTACTTAAGCTTGTTTTCTTATATCAAACTCATGTACATTTGCTCTTACTAGAGCTTCAGCAAGCTGAGGACAAACACTGTTACCTACTCTTGCTACTTGTTTTGTTTTAGGATATGTTTTACCTGTATAATCCCTATCTATGATATAGCTATCTGGAAAGCCTTGAGCTTTGAATAACTCGTGTGGTTGAAGCATTCTCATTCCTATGTCAACTATTTTGTAGTCCTCTCCTTGTATAGTTACTAATCCAAATCTGTCTTTCGAAGTAATGGTGTGAAGAGGTTCAGTTAATCGTTGTCCAATATCTGCACCATAATACTTTAGCAAGAATGCCATCACTAGGTTCGACTTATCAATAGTTGTTATCGTTGCTAAAGGCATATCTATTTCATGTCCAACTGAGCTTTTAAAATGTCTCGCTATAAATGCAGTTACTAAGCCAAAACGATTATTAGTCGGTATTGTAGCTATAGGTTCATTTAACTTTTGACCTCTTACACCGTCTTCACTTGTTTCTGTATAGTAAGTCGCAATATATGGAGTAATTAAACAATGTTCTGCTTTTGTAGTAATAGTAGTAAGTGGAGTATCTAATTCATACTGTAGACCATCTTTTGCAAAGCCTGTCTGACCTATCCTTACTACAAAAGGTGTAGGATTATTTATTATAAATTTCTGAAATCCTTTTGCTATTCTTCTAAGAGTATTTTCAGCAAGTGGCTTTTTTCTATCAAAGATAGAAGGACATGGAATAGACCAATCAATGCATTCTGCAGCTGTTCTCCATGGATTAAGCAGTCCCATTCTTGCTTCAATCTGTTCTGGGTCACTATGAGTAGGTTTTGGCCATACAATAGGCTGTCCATCACATCTTGCTATCATGAAAAATCTCTTCCTAGTTGTAGGAGCTCCATAATCACACGCTCTTAGTTCTCTAAAGTCAATCTCATACCCTTGCTTTTCTAAAGCCTTTATAAATAATTCAAAAGTTTCACCTTTTCTTTTGGGGTCTGGATATCCATCTTTTATAGGTCCCCAGGTTTTGAATTCTTCTACATTTTCTAACATGATTATTTTGGGTTTAACTAGCTTTGCCCACTTAACAGCTATCCAAGCTAGCCCTCTTATATTTTTATCAACTGGTTTACCACCTTTTGCTTTACTAAAATGTTTACAATCTGGAGAAAACCATGCTAGGTCAACTGAATTTCCCTGAGTAACTTCTAATGGATCTACATCCCATACACTTTCACAATAATGCTTTGTATTTGGATGATTAGTTTTGTGCATAAGTATTGCATCTGGGTCATGGTTTATTGCTATATCTATATATCTTCCAAGAGCTGCTTCTATTCCTGTACTAGCTCCTCCACCTCCCGCAAAGTTGTCAATTATTAATCCCATGCTTTGCCTCCCTCTATCATTTTGCTGATGTTAGCAAAACGATAATTCACATTCTGGTTATTGCTTTACTCTTCGTCTTCAATAACATAAAATTCTTTCTTGCACTCTTCACATCTGTGTTTTGCTTTTAAAGGCTTATAGGATATATAATCGCTTCCACAAAAAGGACAATTTTCCACATGATCAGCAGTATATCCTTCAACATAGACATTCATTAAATTTTCCCTCGCCTTCTCCTATGCTGGCTCTATACAAACAACAATTGCTTTTATCCAATCATATTTTTTAACTTCTTCTACTGCTAAATCCTCTAAATCTTCTTGTGTTAAATCTGAATACTCTTGAAAATTGTTATCTATCCATTCGTCTACAAGCTCTTCAAATTCGTCAGATAAATAGAATCGCCCATCTTCGACATAATACTCATCAATTTCAGCGCTTCCCCATTTATTTAACCAGTAACCATAACTATCATCGTGAACGCACTCTGTTGCTACTAAAGGCACTATTGGTAAATCTGGATTATCCTTAATCAATTCAAATAAATGATTTATATTTTGTTTTTGCTTTTCTATTTTCATTCTTTTATCCTCCTTCACAATCTGGTTATATTGCGTACTGAATTATTTATTTGCTTTCAAAATATTCTTTTAAGAACTTATCCTTCTCTGATTTTCCGCAGCTGACACAAAGGTTTACATAACTCCATAAAGAGTTTCGATAATCTTCTATTACAACATTTTCTGTTTTGCATTTTTCGCAAGTCCCATATCTTGCTTTTTCGGTAGAATAATCTACTGTTATAATTCTGCTGGCGTAAAATTCTTTTTCACATTCCCCGCATTCCACTAATCCTATATCTTCTTCATTGCTGTTAATTTCCCAGCTATCTGAAAACTCATAGCCACAATAGGGACATACTATTTCTTTTGTATATTCATGATCTATTCTAGCCATTACTCTCCCTCGCTTTCTATTTTCTCGTAATAAAATTTGCCATCAAAAGGAGTTATATTAACAATTCCATAATCTAGTCCGACTTTGACTATATAATCTTTAGATATTCTTTCATGCAGGGTTTTTATATAATTTCTAAACTTTTCTAAATTCAAACTTCTCTTATAGTGATTACACCTTTTACAGCTTGGATTTAAATTAGATAAAGAATCTATATTCTCTCCTTCTACAAGTGCATCTATCCACTCTCTATGAGGTCTTATATGGTCTACTTGCATATCCTTATATTCAATAAGCTTGCCACAATATGCGCAATGCCCATTATATTTTTCGTGTACTTTTATCCTGTCTGATTTTTTAATGCTTTTTCTCATATATTCCTCGCTTTCTCAACCTATATGGCAGTATCAAAGCTTATCTGTTCATTTGGTGGTTCATAGTTCATCCAAATCACTTCGTTTCTATCTTCACCAAAGTATTCTGCCATTCCCTTAGTAGTTTTCTTATTCCAGCCAGTAAGCATTTCATCATAAATTTCAGATTGATATCCAGAAATTATAACTGGTCCTGGATGTTCAATTAATAATTCAAGTAATTCAATATGATCTTGTTCATTCATTTCGTGTTTGTATTGTTTTCCACTTCGTGTGCTTAATAAATACGGGGGGTCAGCATATATTAAAACATTTTGGTATTTATGACGCTTTATAAATTTTATTGCAGGTTGGCAATCGATTTGAACCTGTTTTAACCTGTCAACAATTCCAGCAATCCACTCAGGTAGTCTGTACCAGTTATAGGCAGCATACATATTTTCTCTACCTTGGACATCATTTTTCCATCCTACTTTGTATCCGTTTGTCCTAAATCCATGCCCTTGCCAACATCTAACCAAAAATCTTAATGCTTTTTCAAACTCATCATTTTCCTGTGCTATAAATGAATTATCATATTCTTTTCTACTGTATGGAGTAAGTGATATTAATCTGGCCAGCCTGTCGCTATCTTTCTTTATGCAATTAAAAAGGTTAACTACTTCATCATCCAAATCATTTACTGTCTCTATAGCACTTATTTTTTTATTAAAAAGTACTGCTCCACTTCCAAAATAAGGTTCAATATATGTGTGGTGCTTTGGAAAATTTGATATTATCCAGTCTGCAGTACTCCATTTGCTTCCTGGATACTTTAAAATTGCTCTCACATAAATTCCCTCCTCAAACTGTTACGAAATTCTAATTTAATCTATTAATCGCTGATAAATAAGCTTTCCCTGCCTGAATTGCTTTATCTAGCGGTAAATTCTTCTTGAAATACAGTTTGTCTATATATCTAAGTGCCTTATCTAAATTACTCATATAGAATCCTCACTCCTTGAACGATCTCTTTTATTTAAAAGCATTTCCTCCATTGATTCTTCAGTAACATCTGTATAAGAACCTTGTAATTTTAAAGAGTTCTTTGTATTTTTAGGTTTCTTATTATCATAGTTGCCTTCAAGTACTTTAATATAATTAGCTGGTTTAATTAGCCAATCAAAGGTTATTATCCATGATTTAGGATTCTGGCCATTTAAGAAAGTGGATGCTTTAATCTTGTCGATGCATATATAAATACTATTTCTGCTATGTTCTTTGAGTCTTGCCTTTAGAAGCAATAGTCTTTTATCTCTTATTTGAGTTAAATTTTGTAAATTTAATGAATTCCATGCTACTATTATGCTGTTCAGCTCTTCTGAGCTGATGGAAAACTCATTCGAGTTTGCCTTATCTTCTTTACTTTCCTTTACTTTACTTTCCTTTACTTTACTTTGTGTACTTTCTTCCTGAGTAAACTCAGTTTCCTCTGGAATTAATTCAGTTATTAACGGAGTAAACTGTGAATTTACTAATAAGTAGCGTTTTTCCATAACTATATTTTTTCGCTTAGAACTGACACATGCTGTTATATATCTCTTTTGAATACCTCTACTAGTTAATATTCCATGTCTTTCATAAATCTCATTATCGAATAAATTCCTTCTTAAACATGCATTAATTACGGAGTTAACTCTGTTTTTATCTGCGTTAATTTTGCGACTGAATAAAAGCTCTATATCATCATTCCATTCAATGAAATATCCATTAGCATAAATTTTCTGCCATAATTTTATTAGAATTGCAAACCCATCTAAACCACATTCTGCTTCTAAAAGTTCTACATCATCATCTATATTTACATCTAGTGGAAAATAATCTAAGCCAACTTTAAGCGGTCTAGCCATATCCCTTATCACCTCCTCCTTATGATTGAGCTATTATAAAATTTCCCTGGTAAACTTTCTTGATTTCGCTTTCAATAATATTTACATCTGAATTTCCATCACTTAGATGAAGTAGATATAGATTCTTTAAACTTTCGGTACCATTTGCTTTAAGAAACTCAATTACATTATCAAGGCCAAAATGTGACCTTCTAATTCTATTTGCAAGCTCAGGTAACATGTATCCGCTATTAATATTTCTAGTTAGAACCTCTTCACAGTAATTGCATTCAACTGCTATATGATTAAGTCCAGCAAACTTGTATCTGATGTAATATGTGTCTGTAGCAAATAAGAGTTTCTCTTTAGTCTCTTTTTCATATAAGAGGAACCCTAGTGGCTCATTACAGTCATGCTCTGTTTTAAACGCTAATATATTGAATCCTGCTATGCTTATCTGCTGCTTATCCATAACTTTTATATATCTATGGCCAGAAACTTTACACCCTTCAAATGTCCCTTTAGATGCATATACATCAATACCAGCTTTTGCTATATCCTTTATTGATTTAGAGTGGTCCTGATGCTCATGAGTTATTAGACATCCTTTTATATCTGATAAATCAAAATCTAGAGTTTCTTTAATCTTTTTAAATGGGATACCTGCTTCTAAAAGCAGGCTCCCTTCACTTCCTTTTACTAAATATGAATTACCTTTACTACTACTTGCTAATATTTGAAATTCCATAAGATACTCCTTTAGAATTCAGGTTCTATTTGTATTTGCTCAGCTGATTCATTAGATTCTGTATATTCAACATCTACAATAGGCTCAGGCTTATCAGGTTTATCTTCTTCAAAATCTATAAGTTCCCTATTTGCATTACTTGATATCTCTTTTTTCACTGGATCAATATCCTCGTTATCAGTGGTCTTGTTAAACTCTTCTAGAAGGATATCAGCATCATCTGAGGTATTAACAAACATCTTACAAGCTCTATTAATTACAGATTTCTTTGCCATTTCTTCACTAAAGTTTTTATGAGCTCCACTTGAACCTTTAGTAGCTCCTTGATTCCATGCTGCTTGTATTTGAGCTAGTGTCATTATTTCTGTATGAATAGGACCGTTATCACCCATAATCATTGCAAATGCACCTAAAATCTTCTTATTATCAATATTCTCAAACTTAGGGTTAAACTTTTTAATCCGAATAGTACCAGTTGCTATATCAAATTCTGTTTCTATTTCATCACCTTCATATATGCAGTAGGCTTTTACATCAACCACACCTTTGATTCTCTTAGTAACTGCTACTGTTCCCATGTAACTTCTCATAAGAGTAAGCTGGTCACCGTACACTACGAAATAACACTGGTTCTTTGCTGGAGATAATCCTTGAATAACCATGCTTAGCATTGCATTAGTTATTGAAGTTTTAGAACATACTTCAAGAGCTTTCTTTCCATTTCTATCCTTTGTTTCTAAAAGTTTTAAATAAGCACTTCTAACTGCATTTCCTAGGCTGTAATTAGGAGGTAAATTAATAGTACTTTCCTCATTAAGAACCTTTAAATTTTCTTGAACCTTTCCAATAAACTCATTTACCGTTTCTTTTTGTTCCACTAAATCTTTTTTTACCTCTGCCATGTTAAGCTACCTCCCTATTTTCAATTAGTTCAAATTTTAATTTTTCATCCTTGGTTACAACTAAATTAATTACTTGGCTTTTAATATCTACAATTTCATTTACTGACTCTCTATTATCAATAAAAATTGGTGCCTGGAACTTGTAGTAATCTGTAAGAGTATTTATGATATCTAGGCCTGCATTTATCTTCATAGCATTATTTAAATCCTCAAAAGGTACTCCGTTTACAGTTGCTATGAAGGTTTCATTTATTCCGCCATTTACTTGAGTTTCAAATAGCTTGAATTTTACTAGTCTGAACTTGTTATTTAGCTTTTCTTCCAGTAAATCTGACTTTGTGATTATGAATTGCTCACATAAGAACTCTTTCTTTTCCAGCTCTGCAATCATATTTGATAGTTCTCTTTCTCTTTCTTTAAGCTCAGTTACTCTTTTCTCGTTGTCTTTAGCAATGTCAATTTTAGCAATCTGCTTTGATATTTTATCTAGCTGATCATTAAGTTCTTTTACTTTTTCTGAGTTATCATTAGCACTTTGAAGCTCAAGGATATCTTTAATTTCTTGCTCTTTAATTTGAATTTGAAGAAGTATATCCTTGTATTCTTTAGACTCCGAAATATCAATTACTTTAAGCTGTTCTTCAAGGCTTTTTACAAGGTCAGCTTTGGCATGCATTTCATTTTTTAGAGCAGTTACAATTTCTTCTTTATCTTTTAAATCTATTGCATTTAATGCTTCTTCTGCTTTTAGCTTATCTGCCTTTATGTCCTTGCCTAATTGATTTATAGAGATAAGCTTTTTCTGATTATTAGAATTAAACTCATCTATATGCTTTTGAATCTCTTCTTCAGGAAGAACTTGATGGCATGTAGGGCAAATATTTGAGCTTTCATCAAACTTTAGATTTTTAACTTTCTCAAATTCAGCTCTTAAATCGGACAGCTTTTTATCAAATTCTTTTATATCTTCAGTTAGAGTCTTTACTTTTCTTGCTTCATCTTCTAAAGTGTCTTTATTTTGAAGGTATGCTTTTTTAATAGCAGCTCCTTCTTCCATTGCTGAATCAATTTTTTCTCTTAAATCCTTTGTGGCATTTTGCTCTAGTTCTACAAGTTGATTTTTATATAGAGATATTGAACCTTTAATGTTTCTGATTCTAAATTCATAATCCTCAGGACTTGAATCTTTTAAAGCTCTTATTTCTCCTTCTAAAGCCTTTTTACTTTCAAGTAATGTATTTATATCTTGAACATCTTCATCAATGCGTGAGAGTTCGTCTATTCGATAAGGGATTGATTTAATCTCTTCATTGAGTTTTCTTCTTCGAGCTGACATCTCCGCCTGTATATCCTCTATGGATTTATCTGATAAGAGATCCTTAAGCTCTAAAAGCTTAGAATTTTTATCAAATATTTCTTCAAGCTGTACTTCTCCACATATTTCAAGTGCTATCTGTCTTCTTTTCTTCCAGTCCACTTTAGTGTTAAAGTGCAGCGGGTTAGTTATGATTTTAAAAGTATCCTCATCTATGATTTCAGCTAAGAAATCTTTATATTCTTTAAGCTTCTTAGGAACTCCGTTTATAAAGTACTCTGTTGTATGGCCAGTAAGCTCAGAATCAGCTTGACCTCTTTTTTTAGTCCATTTTTCTTTATATGTCTTTTGAAGTTCAACATGCTTACCATCAAGTTCAATAACTGCTATTACTTCGTGCTCCATCATGTGATTTGGTTCTCCAAGTATATCCAGTGGCTTTACATTAAACTGACTAGAGTTTTGACTATCTTTATCGAATAGTAACCACATAAAAGCATCAAAGATAGTTGTTTTTCCTGTACCATTTTCTCCGTATACATTTAGGTCTTTTCCATCTATCTCAAGTGACAAATCTTTAATGCCCTTGAAATTTCTAAGTCTTAGGTTAATAAGTTTCATTTTATATTCCTCCTGTATTTATAATTTATTTTTAGGCCCATGTACCGTTTTCATAGTAGTGGTACCATTCCCCATTTCTTAGCTTTACACATACTGTATTATTTTCATCTAACCAAACTTTAGTGATTTTCATTCCAGCCTTATATTCGCTTCCTACACAATCGGTGTGTTTCTTGTTTACTCTATGCATCAATTTCTTTTGATCTTCAGTTAGATTCTCAATACCTATTATCATTTTGGACCTCCTGTGGTATAATATTTTTAGAGTTTTTTTCTTATGCCCTTTTGTGAGTTGCCGCTCGCGATGGGCTTTTTTCTTGCAATGAAACGATTAGATTTAGTGTTGATATTAATAAATCAAATAATTTTTCTTGTATAACTTTTACAGTAGCAACTTCTTTATCATCTATTACTTCATCTGAAACTACATCTATCAAATGCCTTAGCACGTCTTGGATATGACCTAGTGAACTTTGAAATGAAATTGTACTTCCAGATAGCTCTTTAAGGCATAATTCCTCAAGGTTTATACCAGGAGAAATATTTTTAAGATGCATTAGAGGCAACCATGATGCATTGTATTTTTCAGTCATAGCCACTACTATTTCATCCGGAACCTTATATTTGTTATTCTCGTAATCAGATAATGTCCTAATACTTATGTGTAGCAGCTCACTTGCATGTTCTTGTGTCAAACCAGCATTATTCCTGGCTACCTGATAGAAATTTAAGAAATCTCTTCGCATTAATATCTCCTTTCAGTCTTGATATAATTAAAATAAGAACTAAAATCGGTACAATATAAATAAGAAAAAAAATAATCGGAGATAATATCCATATGGATATAAACCTCAAAAATCCAGCTATTATTATCCCTCCATTTCCAAAGTATGCCGATAAAAAGTTAGCTACTCCTATCCAATCAACCTTCTCATAGAAAAACATCTAATCCCCCTCTCTTTGCTTAGCTGGCATTGGTGCATCCCTCAAAATCTCCAATGCCCTTTTTTGCATTTCTCTTTCTTCTGGTCCATCATGAAAAATTTCTCTTATAATAAAATCGCATCTTCCCCATCTTACTGTTCTTTCTCTTACAGTCATTGTTTTTGTAATTGTGTTATCCATTTCGCTCTCCTTTCCTAGTTGCTCTTATCAATAACAACTATGCTAAGTGGTCCTTCATATAAATATTCATTAGCACCTATCTTAATTTTGAATTCTTGATTACCTGACACTTCTAGAATGTCTACTATTCCTTTTCTAGTTGCTAGTTCCAGTACTAATTCTTTAATACTTATACTTTTCAAATCCATGATTATGCTCCTTTCTTCCAAATAATGTATGTGATAAACTCCTCTTAGAGAGGAGGTGAAAACATGAACGCAAGAATTAAATTAAAATCAGACATTCACTTTGACATAAATAATCTAAACAAAATAGTAAAAATAACAGATTCTGGTCCAAAAGAAATTCTAGATTTAAAAGCCTTTACTTTCTATAGTGGTTATACTTATTCATTTCAAGGCAATGAAACTTTATTAGTATCAGGCAATGAAATACAATGTATTTTTTTTAGTAATTAATATTGATGTATACAAGAGTGCAGTTGTAGCTGTGCTCTTGTAATCCCTTATCAAATCTTTCAAGTAAATAATCTTCTCTATTTGTGTTTTAAATAAAGCTTGTTAACTATACCTATATAAATCTCTTTAAGCCTTTTATCTTCCGCAATAACATCTAAAGCGTTGATTTTATCAACCTTGCTTTTGCACATTCCGTTAGTAAGTGCTCTCATTCTCATGTTCTCTACTCTTTGTTTTAAATTGCATCCTGCTTTTTCCTCTAGCATCTTATAGCTTTCTCTTTGTAAGTCTGAATAATTCTTACCTGCATCTGCAATAGCTCTAATTTTTCCTACTACATCTTTTCTCCAGTTATCAGATTCAGTTATAATAGTTTCTTTTATATCTTTGATAGTTTCATTTGCTTCCTGAGCTAATCGTTTAGTTTCATTTTGCTCAAGTTCAATTTTGGCTAATGAAGTGAATACATTTGCAAACATTCTTAGTTCTGGACTTAGCTTTTCAAAGTCTATGTGATTTGACTTGAATCTTTTTTCTGCTTCTATGAAGTACTTTCTAACTTGTCTACCTTTTTCAGTTCTTTGTATCATGCCAAGTTCTTTTGCCATATCAAGTTTCATTGCATGATCTGTTATTTTTCTTTTGCCACCGAAGGCTGTATCGTCATTCACAAAATTATGAAAAACGGAAAAATCAACACTTTCAGCAAATCCATACTCAATCATTCTGTCAAACCATTGAGTATATGGCTCTTTAATTTCTAAAAAGTCCCACAACTCTCTACCACTTACCAAGGTTTCTGAATTCTCATCTGAATAAATAGGCACTAATCCTTTTTCTAACAATTGGAAATTCATTTTTAAGCTCCTCTCTTATTTGTTAATTTTAAATTAACTTTTGTCCTAAAAAAATTTCTTCAATACTTTTCCCAAAATAATTTGCAATTGACAAAGCTTCGCTTAATTTAAAATCAATATTCCCATTAACCTTATCGTTGACTGTCTTTTCTGATACTCCTATTATTTTTGCTAAATCTTTCTGAAACATTTTATTCTCAGTCATTAATCCTTTTAGTTTTACTTGCTCAGGCATATTTCTATCCTCCTCTAATGTTTATTTTAAATTAACTTTGAATTTAGTATAGTTCATTTTAAATTAACTGTCAATACTAAAACAGTAAAAATATTAATTTGAAATTAACTTTGTTACTATTTATTTTAAATTAACTTATAATGATTAATATAGATATTTAAAAGGAGTTTTTTGGATGAATGATACATTTGGAAAAAGATTTAAAAGTTTAAGAGTTGAAAAAGGAATAACTCAAGACGAACTTGTAAAACAATTTAATGAAAAATATTTTTATAATTTTACTAAATCTTCAATTTCTATGTATGAAAATGATAAACAGGTACCAGAAGTAGATGTATTAAAAAAATGGGCAGAGTTTTTTCAAGTTGCTCTTGATTATCTCTTAGGTAACTCCGACATAAAAAACCCATACAAAGAAGCTCCCGAAAAAACAGATGAAGATATTGACCTTTGGCTTTCTAAAACAGATGGATATAAAGAGCTTCCGGAAGAAGATAGAGAATTAATATCTAATCTGGCTAAAAACTTGTTAGAGAAGCATAGAAAAGAAAAATAGCTTAATGTTATTTTTTTTAAACATATATTAGGTAAATTTACCTAAAGGTAAGGTGCATTATGGGACAATTAGAAAAATTATATCAACTAATTGAAGAAGAAAATATCAAGCTAGAGATTTTAGATTCTCTTCCTGATCATATAGATGGAATGTATTTAAAATCTGAATTTAGCTATCCAATAATTGTGATAAATAAAAAATTAGAAAATGACTCCATGAAATTTAAAATAGTTTTAGCTGAAGAACTTGGCCATCATTTTACATCCGTTGGTGACTCTAGAGTTATGTTTAACTCTTATACTAGAAGATTGCAACTGGATAAATCAGAAATAACAGCTTTAAAATGGGCCACTGAGTTTTTACTTCCTATCGACAGACTAAAAGAAGCTTTCTTAAAAATGCATAATAGACAGATTGATAGTGTGACTCAGGAGCTTGAGGTTCCCCATGAGTTTCTACTGGCTAGACTTAAGTTTCTATCTCATAAGTTCGATTACATTGACTTAGATGACAAGAAAGCAATATTACTTACTACTTTGCCTAACATATGTACAATAGAAAAATTATCTGAATAGTTTATTAATTGTTTATTTTATATAAAAATAATAGGAGGAGATTTATATGGGATTCGAAGAAAGTATTAAAAGTTTTGCTGACAGGACTAACGCAATAAAGAATAATATTCTAACTGAGGAAGCTACTAAAACATCACTTATTATGCCTTTCTTTCAAATTCTAGGTTACGATGTCTTCAATCCTCAAGAATTTACCCCAGAATATGTAGCAGATGTTGGTATAAAAAAGGGAGAAAAAGTTGACTATGCAATTTTGGATAATAATGGAGAACCAGTATTACTTATTGAAGCAAAATCTGTTAATGACATTTTAACTAAACATGATTCTCAACTGTTTAGATATTTTGGAACTACAAAAGCTAAATTTGCCATATTAACAAATGGAATTATATATAGATTTTATACAGATTTAGATCAACAAAATATAATGGATGAAAATCCTTTTTTTGAGTTAAATATGCTTGATTTAAAAGATTCTCACATAGTCGAATTGAAAAAATTTCATAAAGAAAACTTTAGCGTGGAAAGGATTATGGATACAGCTTCAGAATTAAAATACCTTGGATTAATAAGAAATATATTAAAAAATGAATTTAGTAATCCATCAGAGGATTTTGTTCGTTTTGTTTTGAATTCTGGTGTATACGAAGGAGTTAAAACTCAAAATGTGGTTGATAGATATACTCCTTTAGTAAAAAAATCTTTAAACTCATATATAAATGAACTAGTAAATGATAGAATTCAAAGCGCCCTAAATAAAGATGAAAATCAAACAAAAATAATTAGTGAAGATTTTGAAGTAGAAAATATTCCTGAGAATATCGATGATTACGATCAAATACTTACTACAGAAGAAGAATTAGAATCTTTCTATATAGTAAAATCAATCTTAAGAAATTCTATAGATGTACAAAGAGTCCAATTTAAAGATACTCTTTCTTATTTCGCAATATTAATCGATGGAAAAGTTACTAAATGGGTATGTAGAGTATTCTTAAAAGAAAATGTGAAATTTATCATAATTCCTGATAATGACAAGCAAAATATAAAATATCAAATTTCATCAGTGGATGATATTTATAATTTGGCTGATAATTTAATCAATAGAGCTAGTCAACTTATATAATAAGCAAACATAATAGAAATATCTCCAATGTCACTAAAAATTTATTTTTAGACTCAACAGCGAGTATTCATCTATATAAATATACTACTAGGAGGAAATCAATTGATACTTTTCTTTGAAAAATTCGGTCCAGTTGAACAAGCCCTAATAGGAACTCTATTCACTTGGGGCGTTACAGCGCTTGGCGCATCACTTGTTTTCTTTTTTAAATCAATAAATAAAACTATTCTTAATGGAATGCTTGGATTTGCTGCTGGGGTTATGATAGCAGCAAGCTTTTGGTCATTACTTTCTCCTGCAATAACTATGGCTGAAGAACTCGGACAAATAGCATTTCTTACTGCTGCAATTGGATTTTTAGGCGGAGGAGCATTTTTATATTTAGTTGATAAATTATTACCCCATCTACATATGGGATTAGAAACTTCACAAGCTGAAGGTGTTAAAACAAATTGGCAAAGAAGTGTATTGTTAGTTTTAGCAATTACCCTTCATAATATTCCAGAAGGACTTGCTGTTGGAGTTGCATTTGGAGCCGTAGCTGCAGGAACTGGCAGTTCAGCTTCACTAGCTGGAGCTATAGCTCTTGCAATTGGTATAGGTTTACAGAACTTTCCTGAAGGAGCTGCTGTTTCAATACCACTCAGAAGAGAAGGTTTTAGCAGAACAAAATCATTCTTATATGGTCAAGCATCTGGGATAGTTGAGCCTATTGCAGGTGTAATCGGAGCCTTTGCTGTCGTGAAGATGCAGCCTATTTTGCCTTATGCGCTAGCATTTGCAGCTGGAGCTATGATTTATGTTGTTATTGAAGAACTTATTCCAGAAGCCCAACGTGAAGAAGGTGGCTCAAAAACTGATATAGCCACAATAGGTTGTATGATTGGATTTACTATCATGATGATTCTAGACGTTGCTCTTGGTTAATCAATCATTATAATATTAATAATTTACTCTATACATTAGTATTAACATAACAAAATTTAGCCAAATAAATTTAAAGTGACCATAAAAATTATCAAAATATCAGTTAAAATTTACTTTTCATGATAACATTCATTAAATTAGAGGTGCTATAATGATTATTAGATATATCCATAATAATTATCAATTTTGTATATCTTTAGTACTTAGCTTGATAGGAATAGGCGTATCGTGGTATATTGCAATAATTTCAAATAGTCTTCAGGACAAATTAGTAGAATATAAGTACAATGCTACGTTTATAGCAAATCTAAATTCATTAATTTCTGATATAAATATATATATAAACGATTCAGAAGAACTTGTGAATAACATAGACATAGCAAGAAAAATATCTTCTTTTAATATTTATAAAGATGAGTTTAAATCCCAAGAATTTATTTATAAAAAATTTACTGATTTGATTCAATACTTTGATAATATATCTAATAAAGAACTACATAAAATAAATTTAGAAGAATTTAGGACAAAATTTATAATTTAAAAGGTATATTAGACAAAAAGAAAGGAGAATTATAAATGTTCAAACATCAAGATTTAGTTTTAAAAATGTTGTCTTCAACTAAAAATAATGATTTATTATGGAACCAAATAGATAGTTTAGATAATATTTCTTTAATACTAAAAGAAGATGCTTTTAAATATTATTCAATAAAATACCTACATCAAGGTAATAAAATTCAAGAATGGAACTTATATAGTGGAAATATCTATCATTTAAAAAATAAAAATTTTGACTTTTATCTTTTTAAGATTGATTTAATACTTAAATTTTTTAATTTTGAATATGATTTATATGAGTATTATGATAAAAATTGTGTTTTTTTATATTCAATAGACAAAAATAATATGTCTAAATATTTAATTGGCACAGATAATGACGATCCTAACATTTCAGATTTATTTATAAACGCTTGGGAAACCTCTATAAAATCAAATCCTCCAGATTTCAGTAAACTAGAATGGTAGGATTATATTATAAAGTTTGATTACAAACATAATTTTATGATTTTTAAGGAAAACTAAAAAGTTCAAATTTAAAACGAGAAGGTTTATTATGCCTAAAGAAATTTTAAATAATATTATATCATTCTTATATCTTTTTGCTTTACCGATAATTTTATTATTATTATTAGAAATTCTGAAAACTATTATTTTAAAAAAAGAGTCTATAATAACTCTGTTAAAAAGACTCTGCTCACAAAGAGAGATTTTATTTGCTATATTATTTTCTTTTATAGTGTTATTTCTTAATTTTTACTTTACAAATTGGGTTTCGAACTCTTTTGTTATTATATTTGTCTACTTAGTATTTTACATTATATTTTCAATAGCGAAATTTGTAAAAAAATCATATATTAATTTAAAAATCAAAAAACTGTATTATATTTATCGAGACTGTGAATATATAAATAGGATATTAAATATTCATATAAAAAATTATACTTATGAAGATACTTATAAAAATCAAGATTATATAACAAAACTATATAAATACCCTGAGCATGTTATAATCTTCTTTTTAGAAAATCTAAAATCATATTCAAATAATAATAATTCAACTATAATGGCTCTAATTTTTTTAATGATAGGATCAATTATGGGTAATCCTATTAATGAAAATTTATCTGAATTTATAACTGATGATTTTTTAGTGAATTTACTTTTACCTATCCTTACAATAACTATATTTAGCGCTTTCTTTTATATTTGGGTTTATTTTGTTATGTTAATTGTTGATAATGAAGAAAGCGAGATTGATAAAAAAATAAATTTATTAACGCTTCATTTAAATAATATAGATACTAGTTAGCGCAAAACTATTGATTAATTTTTTAATATATTATTAATTTAAAAGCCCTAGGGCTTTTCTTTTTAACTTCACCCCGAACATACGTTTATTCGAAAGGAGAATAAAATGAAAATAGCAATTTACTGCAGAGTATCCACTGAAGATCAAGCCGAAAGGCAAACAATTGAAAATCAGATAGTATTTGCTGAAAAGTATGTGGATTTACATGAGATGGATGTATTCACTTACTACCGTGAAGATGGTATTACAGGAACTATACCTCTTTATGAAAGGCCAGAAGGAACTAGGTTGCTCCAAGATGCAAAAGAAAAGAAGTTTGATACTTTGCTCATATATAAACTAGACAGGCTAGGAAGAAGCGCTAGAATCATTTTAAACAGTATTCATGAGCTTGAGGCTCTTGGTATTCAAATCAAATCCATGACAGAGCCCTTTGATACTTCATCTCCTGCAGGTAGATTTATGATTACAATGCTTGCTGGTGTTGCTGACCTTGAAAGAGAAACTATACTTGAAAGAATGTGGCATGGTGCAAATAGAGCTGCAAGAGATGGAAAATGGCTAGGTGGAATTGTACCCTATGGATATTTTGTAAATGAAAATAAAGAATTAGAGATAAACAATAATTTACTCGAAGGTTTTTCTATGTCTGAAACTCAGGTAATTAAAATTATTTTCGATAAGATTGGAAATGAAAAATGGTCCACCATAAAAGTGTGTGACTACTTAAATGCTCTAGGAGTCCCTACAAGCTACGCAAAAGCAAATCGTAAGATAAATAGTAAAGATGGTAAAAGAAAAGTAGCTACGGCTAATTTATGGCGACCAGGACAAGTTTTAAGGATATCAAAGAATACTACTTACAAAGGAATACACACCTATGGCAAAAGAAGTAAAAAAGAAAGAGAACTGATTGAAAGAGAAGTACCTGCCATAGTGGATACTGAGCTTTGGGAAAAAGTTCAGAAACAATTGAAAGATAATCAAGCGGAAAGTTTTAAAAATAAAAGTAGAGACTTTTTATTATCAAGTATCGTTAAATGTGGAGATTGCGGACTAACGTTTATTGGTAGCAACGATAGAAAGACCAATAGAGCTTTTTATAAATGTATTGGAAAGCAGAACTATAAAAATCCTATAGAGAATAAAAAGTGCGAATCTAAAAATATCCCTGCAGATTATTCTGAGAATATGGTTTGGGAAGGCTGCTTGAATTTTATTAATGATCCAGGCAAGGCTGTAGTAGAAATAGAGAAAAATATTAAATCTAATAAAGAGAAATTTGTTAATACAGAAGTTGAAATAAATATGCTAAATGCATCTCTATTAAAAAAAGAAAATGAAAAAGAATCGATATTAGACTTATATAGAAAAAAACTTATCGATTCAAAAGATGTTGAAATTCAATTATTAAATATTCAAAGTGAAAAAGCTCAGATAGAAGAAAAAATTAAAGAGCTAAATCAAATTAAAGATACTACTAATCAAATGCTAGCATCCGTTAATTCTGCAACTGAATTCTTAAACTCACTTAAAGAGAAATCTATTGATGCTGACTTTAAAACTAAGCGAGAGATTATTAAATCACTAATAAAAAAAGTAACAGTAATTACTAATCATGACTTGCCAAGAAAAACAGCTACTCTTCAAATTGAGTACAATTTTTCTGGCAATAATAATTATAGTGTGGAAAAAATCGAGGGTGTTACACACACGGACATGGATTCATAG